CATACTCATGTCTTAGCCGTACAACCACTTACAGGGTATCAAAAAACGTTTTATGGTGTGCAAACAGGAACATTAGCCCACCCTAAAGGCAATCAGTTTATAGATTACTGCGAAGATTCTCCTGTGGACTGGAGATCAGGGTTTGCAATGCTGACATTTCATAAAGGTCGTTTGTTAATGCCTGAGTTATTCCAAGTCCACGATGAAAACGAACATACAATAGAATTCAGAGGAAAAGTGTTTGGGGTATGACGCCTTCTGCCAAAATTTGTGAAATTATTTATTGTATGGTGTGTCAGTTACCACCATTAGATAAATGGAAACTACCAAATACGGCACAAATTGAATTTATATGTCTTGATGAATTATATGTAGATGATGCTAAAACTATACCAGCGTATGCAACATATATGTTTAATGAAGAAACAGAGTTGCATGAAATATGTATAAATAAATCAAAAAATTATACATATGATGCGTTACTTGGAAGCATTTTGCACGAAACTATACATATGAAACGATTTAAAACTAAACATTGGGCAGAGCATGATCGAGTGTTTAAGTCGTATGCAAATCGTATATGCAAGCTATACGGCTTATCTAAAATTGGATTCTAACCTTGCAATTTAGCCATACCACTACCTGATTTACAAGTTTAATAACTCGATTGTTTGAAGTAATAAGGTTTGCTCGTCAATTCCGTAGCGAGCTTCAAATCCTTTTTTGCCAAGTCCGTGAATACCATCATCGAATCTATGATGTTGTGGGCAGAGTCCAATAACTTCGGCATTTTTTCTTTTCCCACCAAATCGTCTGATATGGTGTATTTCACATGGTGTCTCAGAGTATCCAAGATGCCTACAGAGAGAGCATCCCAATCGTGCAATTTTTCCATATAATTCTTTTTCTTTTTTAGTCAAAATAATTTTTCTTGTCTATATGCGTTTTCTATTCGTTTACAAGCAATATCAAAATACTTTTGTTCTTTTTCAATACCTATAAATGTTTTACCCATGTTTGCACAAGCTATACCTGTAGATCCACTACCCATAAAAGGATCACAAATAATATTTGGATTATCTAAATAATTTATGCACCATTCCATTAATGCCACAGGTTTTTGTGTAGGATGTTCTTTACCACCATCCATGTTCATAGGTCGCATGACAAATATTCTTGCGTTTTTATCTTGATTTGTCCAAGCCATTTCACAATCAGCAAAATCACGACCTGAATTGTTTTTATCCCAAATTAAAAATCCACGACTTGCTGGTAAACAAAAATAATTTCCACCCCAAATAATATATTTTTCTGCGATTAATAAAAATTCTTTTGTTATTTCAAAAGGTTTATCATCCCATGTTTCATTTCCATGCCCCTTAGAAATTGATAATCTATTACTTTTATTAATATTAATTCCATAAGGCGGATCAGTAACTACAGCATCAACTTTACTTAAGGTTGGCAAAATTTCAACACAATCACCTAAATAAAGTGTTGCATCTCCTATTTTTTCAATCATCTTGTTATTTTTTCTATTTGTCTGTTAGTAGCCTGTTCTGTTCGCCAGACTTCAACCTTCATTTTAGCAGTTTCTATTTTTAACTTTAATGATGTGTAATTACGTTTAGCCTCATTTAAATCATGGCAGTATTGTAAATATTCGTCAGAAGCTAACGCATCCATTTCTTTGCCAGCGATTGATGGACTATTACTTTCTTTCATTTTTAATGCCTTTAACGCTGATTTATAGCTGTCTAACCATGCAAGATTAGCATCTGCTTCACTATAGTCATCAATCAGGTCAACTATGTGTTGTATTTCATCATTAGGATTTATCATTTAGCCACCAGTCCAAGTCCAATGTTACCAATAAAATAACCTACAAATGACACACCTAAAGCTACATTACCTTTAAGTATTTGTTCTATTGCAACGTATAGATAAACTATACCTATTGCCCATATTAAATAACTACTCATCTTTTTTCCCTTTTAAGATGTTAAATTGTATAACCATTTCTTTTTTTAATTCTTCTGCTGCCACTTTACCTCGATGTTTTTCAACAAGCAACAAATATTTTCTACGTTGTTGTAAAGGTGTTTTTAATGTAGATATAGCTTCTGTTATTCGCCTGTAATCTTCACTAGATGTATCTATTCGGCTAGGGCTTGTAGATGTTGAAGGCAAAATAATCCTATCCGACTAGGATCATTCGTCTGAGGGATGCTTTAGTCTCAGTCAATATAGATAAATGGTTGTTGTGCTTGTTCAGGTCTAGTATTACCAAGTCTACCATGATATTCCACCAATTAAGGTCTAGGACAGTTCTGCTCTCTAATGCTATCTATCACATTAGGTCAGGGCTTTCGCCAGTTCGCTTCTGAAATGCTGATTTGCCTTTAGTAAGGGTAATCAACGGATCGCATTTACTGACTCAACTCATAAGAGATCAGGCTATGTCAAGCCATTTGCAACTGGGCTGGAGGGTGGAATTTAGACTGTAGGACTTCAAGTGTCAAAACCAACCCATGTGCAAATGTCCTGTATCAAAGTTCCACCCCTGACAATTACATTTTAACCTAAGTTTTGTTATCGTGCAACTCTGGCCACACAAATGAATACGTTTTTGGAAATAAATCTTTTCTAGTCACTAATCCATGACTTTGTTTTTCTAATGTTGCAGCTAAAAACAACAATTGGCCATGAGGTATTCCTCTTGTTCGCCATTGAGTGACAGCTGGTGGAGCAACATTACACATTTTTGCTACTTCCTTAGTTCCACCTAAAAGTGAAATAATTTGATCATCGGTAAAATTAATTGACATTATTTTTTATTTTTTCCCATCTTTTTAATTGTGCATTACGCATTTTTAATTTTGTTTCATTTGATGCTTTTTTACCCAAATGACTATTTTTCAATTTTTCTACATGATTCTTAGATAATTTTTTACCATAAAAATGATGTTGTTCTGGCAAAGGTTTATATTGTCTTTTTTTGGCAACTTTATCTTTAACATTATCAGCATTAGTTCCTAAAAATAAATGATCAGGATTAACACATAATGGATTATCACACTTATGCAATACATGTAAATTTTCAGGAATTTCGCCTTTATACAAAATCCAGCTTGCCCTATGTGCTTTAATTGGTTTTTTTAATCGAAATGATCCATATCCTTTACTACTATGTTTTGAACCAATCCAAAACCAACAATCAGTAAATGGAATTAATTCCACCTTATTTAAAAATCTATCCAAAAAACTCATAAATTAACTTTCGTTGTTGTTTTTTTATTTATTTTACAACAGATTTAAAATTTATTGCAACAAAACTTAATTTCATGTATGATTTAATTATAGTTACTTAAAGGGAGAAAACTATGATTGATACAAGTGATATAGATGATGAGATGCAAGAAATGCGTGTAATGCAAGAAGAGCGTCAAATGAGACTTTTAGAAGCATTAGAACGTATGGAATACGGCACGATGACAGAAGAAGATAAACACGTTATTTGGTTTGAATGTGGTCTGCCACGTTCTGCGTTCGTACAGTATATGGGGCATTAATATGAACAATTACTTAGAACTACGGAAAATTAACGTAAACGAAAATACTGAAAAGAAAGGTCGTTTTACTTATTTGTCATGGGCATGGGCAGTTGACCAGTTACTTCAGCTCGATCCGTCTGCAACATGGAGATACGATCAGCCTATGGCATTTGGTGACACATTAATGGTGTTTTGTACTGTTACGGCATTTGGTAAAGATATGACTGCCCAATTGCCTGTAATGAATAACCAAAACAAAGCTATGCCTAACCCTGATGCGTTTGCAGTTAATACAGCAATGCAACGATGCTTGGCAAAAGCAATTGCTTTACATGGTCTTGGATTATACATTTACGCTGGTGAAGATTTGCCTGATGTAGAAGAAGAAAAGCCTGTGGCTGCGACTGCCCAACAAATAGCCTCTATCAACGCTTTAATTGAACAAACGCAATCAGATGAGGGTAAGTTACTTGCTTACTTCAAAAAGCCTTCTGTGTCGCTTTTAGACAGAAATCAAGCCATTAATGCAATTGCATTATTAGAAAAGAAATTAGGAGAAACAAATGTCGGTGAATAAAGTTATTTTAGTAGGCCATGTAGGTAAGAATCCTGAGACTCGTGCGTTTCAAGACGGCACAGGTGTCACCAGTTTTAGCCTAGCAACTTCTGAGAAATACAAAGATAAAAGTGGCAATTTGTCAGAACAGACTGAATGGCACAACATTAGTTGCTTTGGAAAGTTGTCAGAGATTGCTAACAAATATGTTACTAAGGGTAGCCAAGTGTATGTTGAGGGCAAGATCAAGACAAATAAATATACCGACAAGTCTGGTGTAGAAAAGTATGCAGTAAACATTGTAGCGAGTAGTTTGCAGTTGTTGGGAAGTAAGGAAAAAAGCCCATCTGTTGATATTGGAGAAATAAGTAATTATGTCTCTAAGTCATTAGGTGATTTGGATAGTGACGTGCCGTTCTGAGGTTATTATGGATAATATGATTCGTGAATATGCGAAGAATAATTCTGACACATTTACACAGTTGTTTGGTGTAGATGAAGAACGTACTGTGTACCAATTTGATCAAGTCGGACTTAACAGATTTGTTAATCAAGTGATACAGCGTACTTCTGAATTGTCAGAAAAAATCGTTTATTCATAAAACTTATTAACTTTATTAAAATTTCATGCACTTGCATGATGGGGTAGTGTTCACTTTAAAGGGAAATAAATGAACCAATGTAAGACTTGCAAGTATTGGTATAGTCCAAAAGGATTTGATGCAATGGGGATCTGTCGTAGGTTTCCGCAATCACAAAATAAAGCTCCTGACGATTGGTGTGGTGAGCATACAGAACCAGTTGTATTCATAAAGAAAAACACCAATAAATAATGGTACATAAAAATGTATTTTTTATAGATATTAAATGCGTAAAAGTGTACAAGCCAAAGCCTGTAAATGAACAATACAAGGTATAACCTGTACACCAACCATACAAAAAGTTAGGGTATGTGTGGATTTGTACTAAAAAGTGTTTAAGTGTTAGAAAAAGTTTACCGATAAGTAATTTTGTATCAAAAAGTGTGTTAATGTACGAAAAAGTTTACCGTTCGGTATTCATGAATTTTGTATAAATGTGTAGTTTGTTAATGTTTTTGTGTAATTTAAGTTTAAATTTTAAAATATCATAAAGGGAAAATATGATCATCACAGCAGA